ACGGGCAAGGCGGTGACGGTGGATAATGCAATGGTTGGATAACTTGAAAAGAAGGTGGAAAAGCGGGATGCAAAAAGCGGTTGCAGGTACGGGGCTTGCAAGGGAATACAAAAGCGTGTTTGACCTTACGGGCGTACCGTCTTTCCAACAGTTTTATGATTTCGGAATATTCATTTGGAAATGGCTTTGGAAGGGATTTTACAAAGCTTGGCACGTTGTCCCCGCCCCTACCATTGCAGACCCAAATGCACGCCGGGAAGTGTACCGCATGAACGTTGCAAAAGCCCTTTGCGCCGAAATGGCTTCCCTTGTGTGGGGTGAGGAATGCACGGTCAACGTGAGCATTGACGGGCGGGAAAGTGACGATGACAACCCAGACCCGTTGAACGCTTTTGTGCAAGGCGTGCTTGTTTGCAACGCTTTCCGGGAAAAGATGCAGGAAAGCATTGAAGAAGCACTTGCGTTGGGCGGCAACGCCTTGAAGGTTTGGGCAGAGTCAAAGCACGATGAGAACGGCAATGAGATACCCAAAACCCGGAAAATCATGATCGGCTATTGCATGGCAGACCAATTTGTCCCGCTTGCGTGGGACAATGCACGTGTTACGGAAGGGGTGTTCGTGTCACGTATTGCAAAGAATGGTTACTATTACACCCGCCTTGAATGGCACAGGTGGAACGGGATGACCTATGTGATAACGAACGAACTTTTCAGATCTGAAATGCAGAAAGGCACAACGCCGGGTGAATCGCAAGATATCCTTGGCGTGCGCTATCCCCTTGCGGAAATTTACCCGTACCTTGAGGAAGAAACGGAAGTGCCTGTTGAAGAAAGCCTTTTCAGCTATTGGCGCACGCCGATTGCAAACAATCTTGATGACAACAGCCCGCTTGGCATGAGCATATACGGCAACGCCTTGGAAACGTTGCACGCCTTGGACATTTGCTATGACAGCTTCGTCCGGGAATTCCGGCTTGGTAAAAAGCGCATCATTGTCCCCGCCCGTGCCGTGCGTTCCGTGGTTGACCCGCAAACGGGTGCGCTTGTGCGGTATTTTGACGCAACGGACGAAACGTACGAAGCCCTTGCAAGTGATACGCCGGATGACCTGAAGATACAGGACAACAGCGTTGAATTGCGGGTTGAAGAACACGTTGCGGCAATCAATGCGTTCCTTTCAATCCTGTGCTTGCAAACTGGGTTTTCGGCGGGTACGTTTACTTTTGACCAACACACGGGTTTGAAGACGGCAACAGAGGTTGTTTCCGAAAACAGCAAGACATATAAAACAATCAAGACCATTCAAAATCAACTGCGTCCGGCGATTGAACACCTTGTGCGCAATATCATTGATGTTGCAATCCTGTACGGCATGACAGATGAAGACGGCAACAGCATTGAACGCCTTGCCGCCCCCGGTTATAACGTGACAATCACGTTTGATGACGGCATAACGCAGGACAGGCAAACCAATATCAATGAAGGCGTCATGCTTGTTGGTGCGGGCATTTTGAGCAAATACACCTTCCTGACAGACCCCAAATATGGACAGGGGTTGACCCCGGAGCAAGCGGAAGAAGAGCTTGCACGGGTCAAGCAAGAAGGTGCGGCGGGCAACGTTGACCCGCTTGCAATCTTCGGGACGGCAGAATAGGGGGTAAACAATGCGCCCCGCATTTATTGACGCAATGTCATGGGAAATGGCAGAGGTTTACGGGGCTGTCACAGATCAAATCTTGATAAACCTTGCGCATTATTTCCCGTACTATGACGCACGCAATTTCCCCCGTTCGTCAATCACGTATCAAGCGGATATGTTGGCGCAAATGGGGCAGGTTAACAAGGAAACAATGGCAATCATCCGGCGCAACCTTGTTGGCGTGGACAAGTATTTGAACGCCGCTTTGGAACAGGTCATTATTGACAGCGTGGAAAAGGTCAACCCGGAGTTGTGGAAGGCGGTCAAAAAAGGCATTTTCATGCCGCCGCAAACCCCGGTTGTATCCCCAAACCAATACCGGGCGTTCAACCTGTACTATACGCAAGCGGCAAACAAGCTGAATTTGGTCAATACCGTCATGCTTGAAAGCACGCAACAGGCGTACATGGCAACCGTTGCAGATATTGCCGCACGGGTACAGGCAACGCAAACCGCAATTGACATTGGTGCGGGTGAGGTTATCACAGGCGTTTCGTCATGGAACAAAGCAACGGCGAACGCAATCAAGCGGTTGCAACAGAACGGAATCACAGGCTTTATTGACCACGGGGGACACAGGTGGAGTGCGGAAGCTTATGTTGCAATGGATATCCGCACAACCATGTTCAACACAGGGCGGGCGGCTGTTTGGGAAACAAATCAAAACTTCGGCAATGACCTGTACCAAGTGAGTTATCACAACGGCGCACGCCCGCTGTGCTACCCTTGGCAAAGCAAGGTTATATCAAGCACGGACAATGCCCGTGTTGTTGCTGACCTTGACGGGTACGAAGTGCAGGTTTACGCACAGAGCGAAACAAGCTACGGTGAACCCGCCGGGTTGTTTGGTATCAATTGCAAGCACTACCCTACCCCGTTCATCCCCGGCGTTTCCCTTGTCCGTGAGGGCGGGCAGAGCGAAGAGGAAAACGCAAAGACCTACGAAGAGAGCCAAACGCAACGGGGGCTTGAACGCAAAATCCGTGAGGAAAAGCGGGACTTGCTGATGCTGAGGGCGCAAGGTGCGCCGGATGAGTTGATAAAGGCACAGCGGGCAAAGATACGGCAAACGGATGATGACATTGACGCTTTTTGTGACGCAACCGGGCGTGCAAGGCGGCAAAACCGGGAAGCTGTTTACACAAAGCGGGAGTTCCCTTCGTCAAAAACCTATGATGTTGCCTTGTTTGAGCAACGGCAAAAGGAAATGATTGAAGGGTTCTATTCCGTTGGCGGCGCACAGGTTGAGTTCAGCAACACACCGGGCATGACCCCGAATGTGCCGCTTGTGCCAAAGCCCCGGCAAGCCACACCGCCCACGCAATCAACGTTCAATTATGGCAAGCCGTTTGAAGATCAAGGATACCGCAAACCGCAACAGAAACAGCTTGCGTCCGCACGTGCAACCCTTGATGCCGCCCCGGCAAACGCAAGGGCTGTTTGGGAAAAGTGCGCACCGGAACTGAAAACGCCGTCATTTGGCGAATACGGCACAACGGGCGCACACTATTCGCCCGCCACAAAACGCACGTATTACAAGACGTACAAAGAAGCGTTTGAAGAAAGTTCCTATCAGCGGAAAAACGTTGTTTGGTTCCACGAATACGGGCACAATCTGGATAATGTGCTTGGCGGCGGCGGTCAAACCGGATACCTTTCGACAACATACAAAGGCGGCTTGTTTGGGCAGACAATCAACAAGGAATGCGAAGCGGCTGTCACGAAATTTTATCTGCATGACAAAGGCTTCAAGGATGCCTTTGACGCAGTACGGGCGGCACAAGACAGCCCCGGCGGCATGGGCTTCAACGCCTTTGTCCGGCAAGCCTTGCGGGGAACGGTATCACGGGACGAATTTTATGCGTTGCGTGATATGATGGAAGCATCCGGGTATGCGGAAAGCACAATGCGAAAAGTGGTTGCAGATCACTTGCAACCGCTGTTTGAACAGGAACTTGCGGCAATGGTACACAAACGTGAAACAGGCAAGGCGTTTTGCGCATGGGTCAAAAAAACATTTTCGATATACGAACGTTCGGATATATCGGATATGTTTGAGCGGTACACGGTTGCGCACTATGACGAAGCGTTCCCGTTTGGCGTTGGTCACGGCAAGACATACGCAAGGCGTGACGGCGCAACAGAAAAAGAAGCCTTTGCGGAAATGTATAGCGCACTTGTGACGCAAAACGATTCGTTGCAGGTTATCAAAGACTTTTTCCCGGAAGCGTTTGCATTGTTTGAAGAGATGTTGGGGAGCGTGATTTGATGCTTGATTTTGACAGACAGCCAACGCCACGGAGCGCAGAGGAAACGGAACTTGATGAATTGCGGGATGCGTATGAAGAAGCGTTTGGCGTGCCGTATGTGTTTGCGGTTGGGTTGAACGAAAACACGATGCAAGAAACGCTTGCGGATATACGGCGGCGCATTGCAGAGCATGACCCGCAACCCGCACCAAAATACGAAAAGGGCGTTGATTATTGAAAGGGGGAATTGGTATGGAGTGCAGACACCCGGCTGTTGTTTGCGGGCGTTGCCTTGATTGCGGTGCGCTTGTAAACGCACAAAACGGGGCGAAAAACGCCGTTCAGCCGCAGGATGAGCAAACACCCACGGCGGCGGCTACACCGCCCGAAAACGGGCAGGAAACGCCGAAAAAGACCACACGCAAGCGCAAGGCGTAAAGCGCACAGGTTGCAACGCATTTTTATAGCGCATTAGCGTAG